CTCACGAGGACACTTTCAAATCAATTCTATTCAAACAATTCAAAATTCAATAGAACTTACAGAAAGTTCAATACAGAAGTTTTTGAGAACATAGAATTAGAAGATGAACCATATATGGAAAAACCTACTATGGATTGGGTAAATGAGATCTTGGAAAAAGAGATGAAAGACCATCCTGATAAATGGTATGATATAGGTTTATTCCAACTTTATATGAAAACCAGAAAGATAGATCTGATACATAAAAAAACACGGATCCCAAAATATTCAATAAGAGAGACAATTAAACAAATGAAATTTTGGATCAAACAAAAATGGAAAGAAGAATGGGAAAAGTAAAATTGGATGTAAATGATGTTGAGATGATAAAATACTTGATACACAACTCAACATTATATCACAGAGAAATCGCGGATATGTTTGGAGTATCAAGGGGACATATCACAAAAATAAAGAACAATAAAAGATGGAACTATGAATACGGAAGAGAAACAAGAGACGCAAACATCAGAGAAATTGAACGAAGAGTTGGTCTTTACAGAGAAGGAAAGATCTTGTGAGGAATGTGATAAAGAAAAAGAAATTCAACTTACCTTCGGTCTTTCCACGAAAGAAGAATGGGAAAGAATAATCGGTATGATAGACAGACATAATCTTACAAGACAAGAAGTGGATTATGTTTATGGATTTTATAACAGGGAATTCAAAGACAAGAGAAGACCAGGTTGTGGAAAATGTTTTGTGAATATTGGAAGAAACTTAAAAAGAAAATGGGAACGATTAAAACAGGGACAGACGGAGTAAAAATTGGTGAAGATAAAATTATGGAGATGAGTAATGAACTTATTGAGTTCTATTCATCCATAAACGAAATCACGGATTATTATTTACAGAAAAAGTTGGATAAATTAAATCAAAGGGAACACACGAATTGTGATGAGTTATTATTCTCGGAAACAAATGTTGATCCACTTGATATGGATATTTCAATAGAGATAATTGATGGTTCATTATTCACGAACATCACACAACAGATCGCAACCTTCACAATAGAAAGTCAGATAGGAAGACAGATCACGATTGGAGTGAAAGAGAACCACACAGGAAAATATCTTGGATTTACGAGGATTTCTTCACCTGTTAGTTCAATCAAACCGAGGAATGATATGTTCGGTCAGAACTTACCATTATCAATCGTCAATCAACATTTCTATAACGGACAAACAATAGTTCCAGTTCAACCATTCGGATATAACTACTTGGGTGGAAAACTAATATGTTTAATAGGATCATCAAACGAAATAAGAGAACTATACAACAACAAATACAACACGAACATCTGTGTATTTGAAACAACATCTTTATATGGAAATTCAAAGTCGTCATCTATGTATGACGGACTTGAACCTTACATAAAGTTCAAAGGTCTCACACAATCAAAGAACACATTATCTCCCACAGACAATTTATACCATAAGATCAGAACAGATATTAGAGAACATTATGGAATTGAGGAATGGGGAGGAATGATAGTAGATCCAAGACCATCAAACCCAAAAGGAAGGGAACTAACAAAGATTATACAAATAATCAAACAACACCTGAAAACATATAACGAAGACCAATACAATAAATTCACACAGGTAATGAAAGAAAAGTCCATAACCCTTCAACAAAAAAGATATTACACATCCACCTTCGGTTTTACAAATGTTCCTGATTTCATAAATTCTTCCACCAATCTAATAAGACAAAATGGAGACAAATACGATCTACAAAATCTTATAAACTATTGGAAGAAAAAATCACACAACAGATGGACGAAACTAAAAGAGGAAAACAGATTACAACAAGATCTACAATACTACACAAAAGATAATATAATAAACGGAATAAACTTTAACATAATACGATGAGAAACTTTCAATTAGATTACGACTACGAAACAAGAGATCAACTGATAGAAGACATATTCACAGAACTTGGAATAACATATTCTTACCAATTAAACGAGAATAAAGTGAAGTTTTTTATACCAGAACAAGAAATAAATTGTGAAATATTTGACCTTGACGAAGGTATAAAAGTTCATATCATTTAGAAAGACGGATTGGTTCTTGCATAATAAAATGGGGGAGTTGTAATACAATTTACAATTTCCCCATATTTATTTATAGAATATACAGAAAGGAGTTGTAATTTTTTTTTACATAAAAACCCTTGATGAAATAAAAACAAATGAAAAAATCAATTTCTTCCAATAGAAAAACAACATTCGGTAGGAGAAAAACAGGTAAGAGTGTGAAGTCATATAACAAACACAATTCCAAATCAACCTATCATAAACAATCAGCAAAAAGACAGAAGTAATATGCCACGAGCAAGAGTAAGAGGTGGAAGAAAAGCCCACAACAAAAGGATCAAAGCGAGAAACGAAAAGATGAAAGGAAAGTATTGGGAATTTGAGATGTTGAAGAGAAAGATTTACGAGGAAGCGAAACTCCGATACGAAGAAGAACAAAATAAACCAACAGAAATTAAAGTAAAAGAAGATGACGGATCTAATACTATCTAACGAAGATCTACCTATGTATCCCCTTCCCCCAAAGAAACCAGGAAGACCAAAGGGATCATATCAGAAGAAGATGACCGAAAGTGAGAAGAAACAATTTATCAATAACTCTATGAGAGAGATATTGGAAAACCATTTATCCTATAATGAGTTCGTGAAATATTGTAAGGACACAAACGGGATGTCTAAATCACAATCAAACGAATACTGGATAAGAATATGGGGATTACTGAAAAAGAAGTTTGAATTGGAAAAAGATAAACTAATACTTAAACACACACAGAAGTATTGGGACATCTACGAACAAGCGGTTATATCAGGGGACCTCACGAACGCGAGGAACTCGTTGAATGATATTGCGAAACTACAAGGTCTGAATGAACCAGACAAAGTTCATATAACAGGAACATCAATTAAACTCAACTTCGGAGAACCTAATGAATAATTTAAGATGTGATCTATCCACTATGATAGAAATGAATAACAAATATAATCTTATAGGTGATGTGGTTGAGTTTGGAACTTGCACCTGCCAAAGTGCAATCTATCTGGCACAGAACTTAAAGAACAAAACAATCTATACCATAGATCATTTTATGGGATTGGAGAAGACATCAAAACCTTTACCATTCACGAGTGATTGGAGGGAAGGAGCATTTGCTCTTGGAAGACAGGAGTTTCAACACTTAAAACATTTCCCCAAATCAATAGAGGAAGCGAAACAAAAACTATCAACAGAAAGTAATATCACACTTATTCTATCGGACATTCACGATCTAACTGATCCAAAGGATTATGGTATTGGTAAAGTATCATTAGTCAATATTGATGTGGATATTTACGAACCAACAGTATCATCATTAGAGTTTGTATCAAAGATGGAATGGAATGAATTGTTTATTCGTTTTGATGACTGGCACGGACACGAAGCAGAATACGACCAACACGAGAGATTAGCGTTCCAAGAGTGGATTGATAAATACAAATACCAATATGAGATTACACACGGTGGATTATGTGGTGGTGTGTATGTTAAAAGGTAAGGATGAATAAACAAATAACAGTTCAAGGTTTCAGTCCAACAAAGAAACAGAAAGAAATTATTGACGCGTGTTTATCCCCACAACTGAAATACATAATAGGTTGTTTCGGGAGACAAGCAGGTAAATCTTTTACTGCTATGAACCTACTTCTCAAATGGGGACTTGAAGATAATGGTTCAATATGTATGTGGGTCAGTCCTGTATATTCACAAGCGAAAAAAGTATTCACGGAACTTACAAACACAATCGCAGGAACGGGACTTACAAAATCAATCAACAAATCAGAACTCACAATAACATTCATCAACGGATCAGTAATCTATTTTAGATCGGGAGAAAGGGAAGACACACTCCGTGGTTATACATTAAACTACTTGGTGATAGATGAAGCAGCATACATCAAGGACGAAGTATGGAATACAGTATTGAGACCAACAGTATTGGTTCAAGGTAAGAAGGTATTATTCATTTCAACACCGAAGGGAAGGAACTGGTTTCACACACTCGCGATGAGAGGAATGAGTGATGAATACCCACAATATAAAACATTCTTCGCAACCTCATTTGATACACCATACATTACGGAAGAAGAATTGATTGAAGCGAAACTAACACTCCCTGAAACAATATACAAACAGGAGATCCTCGCAGAATTCATAAATGATGGTGGAGAGGTCTTCTCAAACCTGAATGTGAATTGTGTTTTACAACATTATCCCCCTTACTCACCAGAGAAAAAATATTACGGAGGACTGGATTTTGGTCGTCAAAATGACTACACAGTCCTAACCATCCTCAATTCGGAGGGAGAAATCGTTGATTTTTACAGGGAAAGACAAAAGAGTTGGGACATAATAATTTCAGAAGTAGTAATGAAGTTGAAGAAATGGAGACCAGTTGTATTCGCGGAGGTGAATAGTATTGGTGATGTTTTATACGAACAAATAAAAAAACAATACCCCTCAATTCAACCATTCATTACAAACTCCGATACAAAACAAAATATGATAGAGGATCTGATAATGTGTTTGAACGAAGAGAAATTAAAACTACCAACACAAGAACTAAATTCTGAACTATACAAAGAACTTTCCGTCTTTACATACGAATACTCACCAAAGACAAGAAAGATAAAGTATGGATCACCAAATGGATTTCACGATGATACTGTAATCTCACTCGCGTTGTCGTATCATTCATTCAAGAAAAAACTTACTTACGGAACCTATGTTATTAGGTAAAGTTGTGAATAAAAAAAACAAAAAGGATATTTTTATATGATGAGGTTTAATTACAAAGGAAAAAATTACGAGGTCAAAGAACCAACAGTAGAAGATTGGTCTAAACTTATTCTATTACAAGAATGGACTGATGAAAGGGAATTCTGTGTGAAGTTATTATCATACACAACAGGACTTACAGAAGAGGAAATTGAGAATAGTGATTACATAGAAGTAATGAAAATCTCAAATGAGATCTCTAATTTCTTGATGAAGGATGGTAAAGATTTCCAAAATGAGTTTGAGTTTAATGGTAAGAGATATAGGTTTTTGGATTTACCGAATTTAACATTTGGTGAGTTCATAGATATTGATACTTATTTGAGTAAAGAACCCCACGAAAAAACGAAGGAAATGAATTTATTGATGTCTATGTTATACAGAGAGATAGACGAAAAAGGACAATATCTTCCGTATAATTCAAAGGACTTACAAAGAAAGTCAGAGGAGTTCAGAAAACTTCCTGTTCGTTATGTGAATGGTTCAACCAATTTTTTTTTTCATTTAGACAAAACCTTACGAGGCAATTTCAAGGCCTCTTTCGGGACAAAGTTGAAATTGACGGCAAAGATGATTTGGATACTCGTGAAGTTCATTCCTTTAATAATTTTTGGGGCTGGTTCTCTACTCTTGTGGAATTGGCGAACGAGGATATTACAAAAATTGAAGAAATTACTAAATATCCGTTAGTATTTGTCCTCAACTATTTATCATATATGAAAGATATAAACGAGATCAGACACAGAGAGAGACAGAAGATAGAACAACAAATGAAACAAAGATAAGATATGGCGAACGCAGTTGGTTATTATAATTTTAAGAAAATAATGGATCTGTTGAGAACATTAGCAGATTACCACGATCAAATACAATCTTGGGGGTGGGGATCAATAGAACAACTGATCTATGATACGGAGATGAGATTAAAACAAGAGAACGATGGAAGACAAGCACCTTACTATCCCTCTATGTGGGTAGTTCCACAAAGAGCGAAGACAGATGGTAAGGAAACAACTTATGAATTCATTATCCTAATATCCGACATCGCAAACACCAAGAACTTTGATAATTACCTTGATACATCATCAGACACATTAGACATTCTCAAAGATGTAATCTCACAATTATATCTCGCGACAGGAATGGAATGTTATTGTAATCTTGATGTTGATTTCCCAATAGATATGACCCCATTTGAAGAAGCGTATGATGATTATGTGAATGGTTGGTCTGCGACAATACGATTGAGAGTTCCTGACGCGTTGAATAGATGTATCGCACCTTATTCAACATTCCCACCTTGTGATAATAATGAAGATGGAACATCAGTATAAATTATATCAATTTCAGAGCCAAGACATCCCCCGTGAAATGTTTGACGGAGCGATGGAAGAACTCGCGGAGATGTTTGAAAAACAGATCAAGGACAATCTCAAAAAAGATTATCCCTACGCGAGAGGTTATAAGAAAGTAGTTCCACAAACAGGGATCAGAAATCTCACAAAGAAAACAGGAAGGTTATACAACTCTGTAAGTGTGTCTTACTCACCACAGAGACAACAGATCTTCGTTGATATGATATATTATTGGAAGTATGTAAATGATGGTAGGAAACCTGGTGATTATGTCCCACTAAAACCTTTGATGGAATGGATCAAAATAAAAGGTCTGAATAGAAATCAAAAAGGACAATTTAAGAAGGGGAGTTTGAAGGGACTTGCAGCGAGAATATCAAAATCAATAAAGGACAAAGGTATTGAACCAACTAACTTCTATGACGACGCGTTTGATGTTTTCGTGGAAGCGTTCAAAGCACCTGATGGGCCGATGGAGATGTTGGGATTAGATCTACAAACCTTCATAAGAAATTTTTTACAAAAACCAACAGAATAAAATGAGTGTAATAATAAACATAGAACAATCCCCACTAACTATAACACCAAGTAATGGAGAACACATCTATACCTTTTCATCAACAGGATATACATTACAGAACTTCAAGTATGTAATAGATGTTTATTTCCGTCCCGATAGTATAAACTTTTCGGGTAATCCTCAACCCACCGCGAGATTGAAAGTAAGACCAAACAGTTATGGTCGTGCAATCATAGATCTAATTGAGATTGTAAGAACATTTCTAAACGCCAATCCAAGATTTTCAGGAACAACATATCCTTATTTGAATTATGTAGCTCAGGAGAACTCTGTGATTACTATGAGTGATGCGACGAACACAAGAACCTTGAACGCATTTAATTTGTGGCCGACAGGGGATCTCAACGCAGACCTTCCTGTATTGTGGCACGCGGAACAATACCAAGTAAAAGTTGGTTGTGAGTATGAAGATCCATCAACATCATCAATAGTTGTGGATATGGATTTACTTGGTTCATATCAACCACCACCGATAAACATATTCCCTGGTGTGGATAATAAACTTATCCCATCACCTTACCTGTCGGGTGCAACACTCGGATCAGGATATACACAATCACCTAACTTTTTTCAGGTGAATAATCAATCGTGGTATTACTATGATTTGTTTAGACACATCTATCAACCTGGTTCTGATACAACTTGTGGTCCTCGTGAGTTCTTAAACGCAGCGGGAAGAGAATACAAGATCATTTCACAAGATGGTTTCGTATCACAAAGAGTTAGAAGAAGACAACATCATCCCGATTGTCCTATTATAGTTTCTTTCCTTGACGGACAGAACGATTACTTCAATAACCAAACTACAAGAGTTGTTATTAGGGGTGCAGATTTTCAAGACGACAACTACACATATTCCGCATACACTTCAAACAATTCAACGATCGTAAATAACTACGACATTTGGAAACAAGCGGTATTCTATATGCCGTGGAACATCACACAGACGGGAACAAATGTTATACCACAGGACGCAGGTAAAGTTTGTTTCTACCTAACATCAGGAACCAATATGAATTTCAGTGCAAGAACAAGTGAGATATTGGAGTTCTATATGATGGATCCTGACTGCATCAACCAACCAGTTCATCTGCTTTTTCTAAATGGCAGAGGTATGTGGGACACTTATACATTTGGTAAGAAATCAACCAAGACCTTTGATATTGAGAGGAAACAATACAGACAAGAAAGTTCATTAGACAAACAATTTTATTCAAGGGGTGCATACCAAAGAGGAACAACTGTTTATGAGAACATCGCAAATTATAAAATTGAATGTATGTCTGACTTTATGACTGACGAAGATGTTGTTATTGTTGAGGAGATATTCAATTCACCAGAGGTCTATATGATTGATGGTATTACGGAAATGGTGGATCCTTGCGCACAACCTAACATCTCAAATTGTGAAAGTTGTTTGGGTGAAATCAGACAATACCAATATCTAACCCCTGTTGTAATTGAGAATAGAGATCTTACGAAATATCAGAAACAATACCAAAAGATATTCCAATACACATTCACACTAAAATACGCAGATGTAAAACGATATAGAACACAAGGATAATATGGGATTACAAATTAGAACTTATGTAAATGGGAACCA